GCGGTATCCAGATGCTGCGTGGCTCGCGCTCGGGCAGGTCAGCGAATGGCCCGGTGCCGTCGAGCAGGGTGGCGTCCTCGTTGAGGGTCGCGGTCATCACTTGCCTGCCCGAATCATCGACGCGGTGCCCTTGTCGCCGACCTCACTGGCTGCGATGGACGTGAGGAACGAGACGAGCGCAGCACCGAGCCCAACGGATAGCAGCCCGAGCCAGTCGATCTGCAGGATGTTCAGCATCCCGGTGCCGAGCAGCGCGAGCATCGCCGATGCGGCGGCGCGGATGGATCGCTCACCTGCGGATCTCCAGAAGGTGATGGTGAGGTGCATGTCAGGCGCCTTTCTGGCTCATGTGCCACTCGATGTGGCTCTCCACCTTGTCCTCAACCTGGTCGATCTTCTTCTCGATCCGGTCCAGCGCATCCCGAGCGGACTGGCCACCGTTCGGCTTCAGTTCTTGCAGGACCTTGCCGATCCGCGAGTCGATCAGGAAGAACAGCGCCGTCACGATCACGGCACCGATGGACAGGTACGTCAGGATCTGCTCGGGATTCATGGCGCTGGCTCCGGTGATGGTGGTGGGATGAACTGATCAAGGTTGGGGTCGTAGGACCAGCCCATGTCCGGATACGCGCCACGAAAGTTGCCGTTATACGAACACTGCAGCCACGTACCGGGCAGCGCCAGACAGTCAGGATGCGGCCCGGTAATGAACGCCTGGCCGGCCGGTTCCGATCCTGGGAACTCGCCACCGCCGCAGTCATCGTTAGATATGACGATGACCTGGCGAACGATGTTGCCGCTGTCGATCTGTGCAAAATGGGCCATCAGACTGCCACCCTTACGATCACGAAACCGGAGCCTCCAAGGCCCCCTGAATAATTGGTGCCGGAACTAGTGGAACCGTATGCGCCACCACCACCACCGCCAAGGTTTGCGGCTGCGTTGTTGCCGGCACCGCTTGCTGATCCTGCTGCGCCGCCAGTTGCCCCAGCGGCCCCCGCCGTTCCCGTGGAATATGCGCCACCGCCGCCGCCACCGCCGAAGGAATAGGACCCGGCCACATAGGCACCGTTCGGTGTGGTCCCAGCGATTGAGGTGCTAGATCCAGCGCCACCAGCGCCACCATTCAATGATGAAGAACTGTTTGTGCCGACCGCGCCAGCGCCGCCACCACCAGACGCGCCACCAGTGCCCCCGCTAGTTGTTCCGCCGTCGTTGCCGTACGACACCAGAGCGGTTCCACCAGCAGCGGCAGCGCCACCGCCACCGCCGCCACCAGAGCCGCCATTATCAGCTGGCCGTACTGCATCTCCACCCTGCCCACCAGCAGGGCTCACATACGGGCCGATGCGTGACGGACCGGTTGCGCCGCCTACGGTCACCGTCAAGGTACCAGCAGGCAAGTACGCATCCGTCAGGTTTGCAAAACCGCCAGCACCACCACCGCCACCCGCGCCTGACTGGCCGATACCGGTGCCGCCACGACCGCCGCCACCACAGATGACCAGATCCGCCAGCCCAGCTTGTGTGATCGTCAGTGTCCCGGATGCGAAAAACGTGATGTATTTGTAACCGGTATACGTACCGGTCGCCGCATCCGAGAAGTCAGCTTTTGGGATACCACCGCCCTTGGAAACCACCCAGGTATTCGTGTCCAGTTTCAAAGCGGTGCAGGATTCGTTTTGCGCGAGAGTGAGGCTGGCACCGTTGACGGTGACGCCACCGGCACCGGCGAGGGTCACGGTCCCGGCGCCCTTGTTTGTGAACCCAATGACAACGCCCGTGGGGAACGCGACGCTGGCGTTTGTCGGTATGGTCACCGATACGGCGGAAGCGTTGTTCAGGGTGACGATCTTTCCCCCGTCGGTCAGGACCAGGGTGTAGGTCGTGCCGGTCTGATTGTTCAGTCCGTTGCCTTTCAAGCTGACATCGTCGATGCGGTTGGCAACCGAAAGGCTCGAGCCTGGCCAGTTGCTGACCAGGTCCGAACTCTGCACATATTCGGTGCCGTACGTAGTGGTTGCCATGCTTCTCCTAGTCCAGGTCCGTTGGTTGAATTATGTCCGCCCACGTCTTAGATACGGGTACGCCACCCCATGTCGCCAGGGCTGGCGCCTCGCCCCATTGCACCGTCGCATACGAATATCTTGGGTCGGACAGGGCCAGGCTAAGGCTGATCCGGTCTGGGGTGTGCAGCTCGCCCCAACCTTCGACCACGCCGAGGAACTCGGTGAATGGTGCCGGTTGTGGGAGGTTCTGCACCAGGACTCGGGCACCGGCTTTCAGGCCCAAGACGGCGCCACGCTCAGCGGAAGTGAGTTCATCCAGCAGTACCTCAACATGCCCGATCTGATACCTCGATGCGGCCTGGGCGGTGATGATGTTGGCGGCCCGTTCGGTGGCGTCGGTGGCCTGGTCCAGGGTTGTTTCGAGTTTGATGGCGTTTTGGCCGTATTCGTCGATGCTTGCCGAGTCGGTTTGATTGACCGACGATTGAGGATCGGCGGTGCCGTACGTCACGGTGACGTCGTTGATGATCGTGGACCCTGTCATGGTCCATTCCGGCGACCAGACGACGGCCGCCGAGTTCAGCGTCACCAGGCTTGGAGCAATGCCTTGATCCCAGTTACCTACGGCGTTGCCCCAGGATGTTGCACCGAACTCGGCCCATGTTTCTGTCGCGTAGGTCGTGCCGCGCCTGGTGTAGGACTCGAACCAGATCCGGCCGTCCGGCGTGTCATAGATCGTGGCGCCAGTCCATTCGCAGATCTCGTCAATAAACGCCCGTACTTCTCCGGGGCCTGGCGTGTATGCCGTCAGGTTTAGTGCCGGATCGGCTTCGGCGACATACGCCAGGCCAGTACCCGTCAGAATCGCGTCTACACGGTCTTGGACGCTTTCGGCCGACCAGGACCCGGCGTCAACGTATTTGCCGAGTAGCCGTAGGTTGCCCATGGCAATGATGGAAACGCCGGTGATGGGCGTGCCGTCAAGGTTGTATCCGTGCTGCACTGTTATGTCAGTGATCTGACCAGTGAAACGGGTCGTCGAATACGACTGCACGACGACGGTTTCGTTCACGTCGAAGTCGATGGCGGCCGCGCCATCAACATAAATGAGCATTTCGCAGCTCGAGGAATCCGGGGAGTCGTCGATCCGGTCCCGGCCGTGGTAGATCGCCACCGAGTAGTCAATGTCGGCCAGCGGGATGGTGGTTCCACCGATCACGACAGATGTAATGCTCATCCCAGCAACCTGACCTTGCCGCTGGTGCGCAGGGCCTGGCTGGCTGTGGCTTTGGCCAGGCCGCTTACTGGGGCCACCACTGTTGGTGTGCGTGTGGACGACACGGGAGCCGGGCCGAGTGTGGTCGGTTGGTATCCGACGCCGCCACGACTCGGCACATTTGGTGTTCGTTCGGGTGCGCCTTCAGCGATTGGGCTTTGACCCATGAGCCGGTTCAGTTCCCGTAGCGCGTCGGACAGAATTCTGAGTGGTCCCAAAGTGAGCGCATCGAGTACGGTACCCAAGCCCGGTATGGAGTCTTTCCAACGATTGAAGGCATCCATGACATTTTTGGTGTTGTCGGCTATAACGGCCAGGTCACTGAGCAGTGTGCCCATCCATTCGCCCATGCTTTTGAACGTGGGTTCCAGATCGCGCATTGTTTGACCGAATGAGTCTTCGCCGTTCAGTTTGTCCATGCCGCCCTGAACAGCTTCAAGAAAGCCTGTGCCGAACGCCTCTTGTAACTCCCCCATGCCGAGTTTCATTCGGTCGATCTTGCCCTTGAATGTTTCGGCTTGTTCCGATGCGCTGCCGCCAAAAAGTTTGGTCAGTTGCTGTGTTGCTGATTCCAGACCGCCGCTTTTGACTCCCGCTTTGTCCAGTTCGGGTACCAGCTTGAGCAAGGATGTGTAATTGCCGTCATACGCCCTGGCCAGCGCCTTGACGATCGGCTCGAGTGGTTCCCCCTTGGCTTTGGCAACATCAAGAGCGGTGTTTAACAGACCCTGTGCAGCGTTGAATTCGCCTGTTTTGCCGACCAATAATCCAAGAGCTGGGTAGAGCTCGTCTTCAGATACGCCCTTGGTGTCTTGCAATGCGCGTAGGTAATCCTGTGCTTTTTGCAGATCTTGGCTGGCGCCGACGGCCGCAAACGACTTTTCCAGTTTTCGGTTGGCTTGCTCCTGGTTAGCGGCCGCCTCGATCCCATCAACGGCAAACTTTGCGGCCAATGCACCGGCGGCTGCACCGGCGGCCAGCATCGCGGGCCCTAGGACATTCTTGAACGATCCGGCCAGGCCACCGATCGACCCGTCAAAGCCCTTCATACGCCGTTCAGCGTCGTCCAGGCCGTCGCGGAACTTCTTCGTGTCAGCCGCGATGAATACCTGAAGCGTCCGGCCAGCCATCAGCCGATCCCCGTCCGGTCATTGTTGAAACGGTCGCAAATGTCGTCGATGGCCCTGGCCCATTCCTGGATCGCGCCCGGCACATACGACCTGGCGAACCGCATCCAGTTGCGGCCGTTGCCGAACGCTGCCTGGGCGCCCTCGGATCCCGGACCGCCCCGAGATAGGCCCTTGTCGGACACATACCGCACGGTATTCGGTGTGGCGCCGTTGGAGAACTTCGGCCGCTGCGCACCGATCGTGATCGAGGGCAGCCGATCCCGCTTCGCCTTGATCGTGGTCGAGATTTTGGCGCCCCAGGGCCCAGCGTTATCAGCGGCCGCTTTCCACGCCGGCACCATGTGCTGATCGGCGATTCGCTGCGACGCCAGCCGCAGCTCGGCGCTGGCCTCTTTCGGCAGGGCGCGTAGATCCCGCAGCAGCTCGTTCAGGCCTTCAACTTCCACGTCGAAGGACTTGCTAGACCTGGCCATTGGCCTCCCTCAGCAGTCCGTAGAAGTCCGTGATTTTCATATCTCGTATGCGGTCCGGGTGACACCGGAGAAGGACCGCCAGCCGATATACGGCCGCGCCTACTCCGGCCAGGTAGGGTCCGGCGGTTTGCGTGAGTCCAGGACCATGAGGCACACCAGGTCAGCCCACTTCCGCACTTCCTCGAGGCTGGCCTTTTCGGTGTGTAAGGAGTAGTACGCCAGGCACATCGCTGATGTCGCCTCGGTTGGTTTCTTGTCCTCGCTGACCGTCTGCTGCATTCGCTCAAGGCCTGCGACGCTGGTAAGCCGCAGGACCTGGGTGTGCCCGTCAACGCTGGCCAATAGCTCGGGCATCATGGCGCGTCAGCGAACGTCAGTGCCCCCTCGAGCGTCGCGGAGCAGGTAGCGATGCCGTCTGCCGTGAACTCAGTGGAGACGCTGCTGACGCTCATGTTTCCCGTCCATTTGGCGTCACCACCGACCAGGCTTATGGCGTTGGCGGTGCCGGATCCCTGCGCCGTGTTGAGCGCACCGACCAGGCCGGTCTCCTCGTCGTACAGGAACGACACCTCCAGGGTGCAGTTGTCGTCAGTGTTTTTGTACGCCTGGTCCGTCAGGGTCTTGATGCGGGTCACGGACGTTTCCCGCGTGACGGTTCCGCCGGTCACCTGCGCCGAGTAGGCCACGGCGTTGTAGGTGAACGTGAATTGGCTGCCGGTGATGGCGGTCGCTGGCATTGCTGTTACTCCTTCATGCTGACTTGGATGGACATTTCAACGGCCAGGATGCCGCCTTGGCTGCCGATATCGACCACGGTCGGTGGGCCGACGTAGGTCACCCTGAAAGCACTGGGCAGGGCCTCGAGGACTTCCTCGGCCAGGTCTTCGGCTTGCAGCTGTGCGCCGGTGTTGCTGCGCCCGTCGAGCAGCAGCAGCAGCCGATGCCGCACCACGTAGTTGAGCCGTGAACCGATGCGCTCGATATCGAGCCACGGCAGGTCCGGCATGACCACGACCATGCCGGGCTTCGGCACGGTTGGCGGTGCGCTGTAGTTGTCGATCCCGGCGGCCGTCAACGCTGACTGGACCAGCTGCCGGGCCTCGGTGGACAGGGCAGTCATCCGACCATCCCCCGAGCATCGAGATATGGCCCCAGCAGGGCCATGACGCGCCTGGTCATCGCCGACGACAGCCGGTATGGCCCTGGGGTGAAGTCGTTGGCGATTGACTCCCCACCGGCGCTGTATCTGGCTTGGAAGATCTCCGTGGCCACATGCAAGGCGGCTTCCTTCGCCGGCATCGGCTCGTTCGCGTAGGCCAGCGGGGTCAGGAGTCGACCAACGATCTCGTCCGCGGTGCCGGCGACCTGATCGAACGGGTCGGCGGCGTAGGTCAGGCCAAGGTTGGTGGCCAGTTCCTGTCCGGTGACAAGCATGGTTGGTCGACTCCTGACCTGGTTACGCCTGGTTGTAGATCTTGACGATCCCGGCGCTGATGTACGGGATCATCACGGCGTAGCCGTAGATGGCGACCTCACGCCCCAGGTTGGCGGCGACGTCAGCCGACGCGAACCGGGGTCCGTCCTCGAGCCACCCGGCAGCTGCGCGGTTGGTCACGATGGCGTCCTCCGTCTCGTCGGTGGCGAACTCACGCGCCAGGACGATCGGCAGGCCAGCCACCGACAGGTTC